CGAGAAGTTCTTAGGATATGAAGAAGTCAAGACTAAAAGCAATAAAGTTATTAAGACACTGAGACAAACCAGTAAGTTAAAAGTAGATGAATTTACACAGTTCCTAAAAGACATAGATATGTTTATGGCAGAGTGGTCAATTACATTACCTCATCCAGATGATTATAAGTTAGCAATGGGTTATAAAAATGAATGAGATGACACTACTTATTGGTGATGGATTAACAGATAATCAACTACGATTTATCAATGCTTTTGTATCATCGAATTGTAATATAAGCCAAGCATGCGAAAAAGCAGAAATATCAAGGCAAACATTTTATCACTGGGGTAGAGAGTCTGACAAATTTGCACAAGCGGTAGAACAAGTCAAAGAAGGACTGAAAGATAGAATAGAACAAGAGATATTCAGACACATATTTGAAGACAGAAATCCAATAGTATTAAACAAGTTTGCACCAAGCATATTAAAAGACAGAGGTTATGCTGATAGTAAAGACATCAATCTATCTGGTGACATGAGAAATGACAATGAAGTAGTCATAACTATTGTAGATAATGAAAGTAAACTTGAAGATAACCAAGAAGTTTGAACCGTTCCTAAAACCACATAGATATAAGATTACTTATGGTGGGCGAGGTTCAGGTAAGTCCTGGTCCATAGCGCAATTACTTATCGTTGCAGCATGGAAAAAACCAATCAGAGTTTTATGTGCCAGGGAGATACAGAGGTCAATACAAGACTCAGTGCTGCAGTTATTATCAGACACTATTAGAAGATTGAACCTAGAAGAATACTTTGAGGTCCAAAAGACACAGATACTTGGAACAAATGGCAGCAGGTTTTTGTTTGAAGGTTTAAGGTCCAATATTACCAAGATTAAGTCAATGGAAGGACTTGATATAGTTTGGTGCGAAGAAGGGGAGAGCGTGACATCTACATCTTGGGAGACACTGATACCAACGCTGCGTAAAGAAGGCAGTGAGATATGGGTATCGTTTAACCCCAATGATGAGATGGATGATACTTATCAGAGGTTCGTAGTTAATCCACCACAAGATAGTTATGTAGTCAAAGTGAATTACTCAGACAATCCCTGGTTTCCTAAAGAACTAGAGAAGGAAAGACTAGCACTCAAAGACAAGAACGAGGACCTATACAATCATGTCTGGGAAGGTGAAGTCTTATCTAACAGAGATGGTGCATACTATGCCAAGTTCATAGACCCAAGTCAGATAATGAAGTTCCAGGTAGAACCTACAATACCAGTCGATACTTACTGGGATTTAGGTGTATCAGATAGCACAGCAATATGGTTTGTACAGCAAGTTGGTATGGAAGTCAGAGTCGTACATGCTTATGAGAATCAAGGTGAAGGACTCAATCATTACATTCAATACTTGCATGACTGGAGAACTAAGCATCAATGTATTCTAGGCCAACACTATGCACCACATGATATACAGGTGAGGGAGTTAGGCACAGGTAAGTCTAGACTAGAGACAGCAAGACAGATGGGAATTAGATTCAGAGTTGTGCCAAGACTAACAATAGAAGATGGCATTCATGCCGCAAGAGCGCTACTACCTAAATGCTACTTTGAGAAGACACAGACTAAAGATGGTGTTAATGCACTTAGACGATACCGTAAAGAGTTTGATGAAAGAAAAGGCATATACAAAGATAGACCATTACATGACTGGTCATCACACTTTGCTGATGCTTTTAGATACTTTGCTATTGCATATAGAGACAGTAATAAACCTAGAGCGACAGTACAACCACAGGCCAACACTTCATGGTTGAATTAGTCGAGAATGAAATAGACTGGTACATTGTCTTTGCTGATGGTGGGAGATGGCATATCTGGGATATATTTACATCACCAGGTTACAGACATTGTTTTGCTATTCGATGGGATGGATTTAACTGGGTATTGATTGAACCGTTCGGTTCTTGGTTAGAAGTACAAGTGATGCCTTATGGACCAAAAGATAATGTTCCTCAACTCATGGTATCATTAGGACATAAAGTAATGTATATTAGGAAGTCTAGGCAAAATAAATTCATTATGCGTGGAATACTAACTTGTGTTACTATAATGAAGCACTTATTAGGTATAAGAGCATGGTGGATTTTAACACCAAAACAATTAGCAAAATATTTAGAGAGGAAATACAATGGGATTTATGAGACCGAAAGCACCCGAAAAGTCGGAAGCACAAAAGGCACAAGAAGCAAAAGTTGAAGCAGATACTCGTAAAGAACAATTTGCAGCAAAGATGGATGCGCAAAGACAAAGAACAAGAAGACGAGGTCGTTACACACTATTATCTGGAAGTGAAACAGGATTATCAGATACACTAGGATAAACAAATGCCAAATTTTAAAGATAATGCAAGTGCTGTAAACGCTCTTGTAAAAAGATACGAGACTGCAAAGCGTTATCGTACTACTTGGGAAATGCACTGGAAAGAGTGTTATGAATATGCTCTACCACAGCGTGAGATATTCACTGAATACGAGAAAGGTCAGAAGAAGAATCATCGTATATATGATTCAACTGCATTAGTAGCAACACAAAGATTTGCATCAAGACTTCAATCAACATTGATACCACCATTTAAGAAGTGGGCCAAGTTAGCAGCAGGTTCAGCAATACCAAAATCAGAACAGATTAATATTGATGAGCAACTTGAAGATGTAACTAATACACTGTTTACTCATATCAATCAATCTAATTTAGCAACAGAAGCAAATGAAGCATTCTTAGACTTAGCAGTAGGCACTGGTGCATTGTTATTAGAACAAGGTGATGGTGAACAAAAACTTAAGTTTACTGCTGTTCCATTAGCACAGTTAATTGTAGAAGATGGACCAAGAGGTACTATTGAAACAGTATTTAGAAGTCATGAAGTATCAGCAAGAGATTTAACTAGAGTCTGGCCGAACGGTACTATCTCAGACCAGGCAGCAAGAATGGTTGAAGAAAAGCCTGATGAATTGATTGCTATTATTGAAGGCACTATCTACAACCCAGATGAAAATAATTACTCTTATGTAGTAGTGGAAGAATCAACCAAGCATGTTATCTTTGAAGATTACTTTGAAACATCACCTTGGATTGTATTCAGATGGTCTAAGATTGCAGGTGAAAGATATGGTCGTGGACCAATCATGACTGCATTGCCTGATATTAAGACTGCTAATGAAGTCGTTAAGTATGTACTAAAGAATGCAGAGAAAGAGATAGCAGGTATTTATACTGCTGTTGATGATGGTGTTCTAAATCCTTGGACTATTGCAATTAAACCAGGTGCTATTGTTCCTATTGCACAACAAGGTTCATTACAACCTTTGCAGTCTGGTGGTAACTTCAATGTATCAGAATTAGTCTTAGGTGACTTACGAGAAAACATTAAGAAAGCATTATTCCATGAACAGTTAGGTCCAGTAGGTGGTCCAACTAAATCAGCAACAGAAATATCTATTAGACAACAAGAGTTAATGAGCGACATTGGTTCATCATTTGGTAGATTACAAATTGAGTTCATTAACAAATTAGTTAAGCGTGCGTATGAACTTTTAAAGAATGAAGGATTAGTAGCACCAATCAAAGTGGGCGATGAGAATGTAGAGATTAAAGTTATCTCTCCACTTGCACAACAGCAAGATATGGATGAGGTTAATAAACTTGCACAGTTCGTACAGTTCGCAGGAATGGCAGGACCAGAAGCAGTACAGATTGGTCTTAAACTAGAAGCGATACCAGAACACATTGCTAAACTACTTGGAGTCGATAAGTCACTTGTTCGTGATGAGAAGGAAAGAGAAGAACTGAAACAGCAAATGATGCAGCAGCAACAAGCAGCAGCATTAGCACAAGCAGCACAAGAAAATCCTGAACTAGCACAACAAGCGATGCAAGAACTTGGATGATTGATAAACAAAAAGATTTTGATGCTCTAATCGCTAAAGTATTTAAGACTGCAGATGGTAAGAAAGTCTTAGATTTCCTAGAGGAGAGATATGTCAAAGCACCTGTCTGCGTTCCTGGCCAAACAGAAGGCCAAGGATATTACAGAGAGGGTCAAAACAGTATGATTCGAATGTTTAAGATGGCAATCATACGACAAGAAAAAGGTGAATATATAGGAGACTATGATGAGTGAAGAATCAATCTTAGATGAATCTGTTGCACAAACAGAACAAGAAACAACGGAAGCAGTAGAGAATCCAGATACACAAATGTGGTATCTCTCTGAAGATGTAGCAGGCCAAGGTGATGCACCTGACTGGTTTAAAGCAAATAAGTATAAGACTGTAGCAGACCAGGCCAAAGCATACGCAGGACTAGAATCAAAACTAGGTTCTTTTACTGGCGCACCAGATGGAGGATATGAAGTTGTTATGCCAGAAGGCATTGATGCAGAAATACCAGAAGGTGATGCAATGCTTGACCAGTTCAATGAGTGGGCAGCAAATGCAGGTCTATCACAAGAAGCACATACAGAATTATTAGGTTTGTATGTAAACAATGTAATGGAACAAGTGCCAGATGTTGAATCTGAAATCAAGCGTATTGGTCCAGATGCTAATACAAGAATCGAATCTATGGTTAAGTGGGGTAGAGCAAACTTAAATGAGAATGAGTTTGAAACACTACAATCATTAGCGACTACTGCAGAAGGTTTCCAGTTACTTGAAAAGATGAGAAGCATGACTAGAGAGACACAAGTCTCAGCACCAGATACTGCTAAACCTGCTAGTGGATTAACTGCAGCAAGATTGCAAGAGATGGTAGCAGACCCAAGGTATGAATCATCACCAACTTACAGACAGGAAGTAGAAGCAAAATTTAGAGAGTTTTATGGCACACAACCACAGAGCGAAATTCGTTCATAAAGTTGTTGCATATAGAATTTAACTAATGTTATAATCGGCATAAGGACACTCTTTCTAGACCCTTATTGGTAGTTTAAAGCGTACTCAGAACGCTAGATTCAGCCCAATATTGGTCACCTGAATCGAGAAAAGATAAAATTTTTTTAATTTAGGAGAAAGACTTATGTCTATTAATTTATCAAGCGCTGCTAGCGCCCAGTTTGATGCTGAGGTCAAGCACGCATTCCAAACAGCAGGTAAACTCCGCAATGGTGTTCGTTTAAGAACAGGCGTTGTTGGTGATACTTATAATTTCCGTACTATGGGTAAAGGTCTAGCGAACCAGAAGGCGAGTCAGACAGATGTAACACCTATGGACATCACTCACACTAAAGTACCAGTTACTCTTGAGAACTGGGTAGCAGGTGAGTACACAGACATCTTTGATGCAGCAGAGGTAAACTTTGACGAGCGTAGAGAACTAGCAACTACTATTGCAGGTGCTATGGGTCGTAGAGCAGACCAATTAATCATTGATGCAATGTCAGCAGGTTCAACTATTGCTCATGGTTCAACTGGTTTAACTATTGCTAAACTAACAGAAGCAGCAGAAGCATTGAATGACAATGGCGTTCCTATGGGCGACAGATTCATCGTTGTATCTCCTGCAGCAATTACTGACTTATTGAATGAAGAGAAGGCAACTTCAGCAGATTACGCTACAGTTCGTGCGTTACAGTCTGGTGAGATTAACACTTATATGGGTTTTAACTTCATTATGATGGAGACTCGTTCTGAAGGT